AATCTTTTTGCTGTTCGTCCTATGTCTCGTTTTTCTACTCCTGGACTTAAAACTATTTAGTTATGAAAAATCATAATAATGAAACCACACTATCATCCTATCGTTTTCGTACTCAGTATTTTGCTCCCGTTGATCCTTCTGTTGATTTTGAGCCAGTTAATGATCTCCCATCTGAAACTGTCCCTGATTATTCTTATACTGTTAAGGATATTATCGCTCAGTTTGTTCGTGGTATTGCTCCGCCCGTTAGGCGTGATGTATCTTATCCGGACATACCCGATGATGCTGATCCATTTGACTTCATTGATCCCACGGAGAGAATGGATTTTGACTTATCCGATTATGGTGATCTTCGACGTGATCTCGATTCTCGTCTTAGTTCCCCCCACCCTATTGTACCGAACGATTCGGTTTCTGATACTTCGGCTCCTAACGTTCCTACGCTTCCCAATGATACTGAGCCTACGGAATGAATATAAAGAACTTGATGCAGAAATTGACTTCGATTCTGATTTTTTCGATCGATCGTAGTGAGTGAGTATATAAAGAATCGGTTTATTTATGCGTCATTTCGGCAGAGCTTTTCGCAGGCTCTGCCTTTCTTTTGTTCCGGAAGGTCCGTACGGAACGAAGTTCCCCCTATAAAGAAAACGCGAGCGAGCGTAGCGAGGAGCAGGCTCCCAATGCGCGTTGGATTAATAGCACCAATACTTACTTGATATATTGGTGCTAACTGACACTTTTTCGTGTCATTATGTATTTTCTGAATTTTTTTCTATATTTGTATATCTCATTCACTTAATTTTTTTTTATGAAGTATTTTATTTCTACTGATCTTTTCACTGGTGAAAAGGTTATTATTGATCAAAATGATCACCCAATTGCTGCTTTTTCTACTCTTGAAGATGCTCGTTGTTATCTTGAATCACTTATTGTTAAACCTAAATCTTAAGTTATGCGCTATCGTAGAGGCGGATATCGTTCACGTAGACGTGGACGCCGCCGTAGTTACAGAAGTTATCGTATGTCTCGTGGTGGAATTCGTCTCTAATGAGGTGTTTGTCTCAGCGTGTAAAGTCTGACGGTTCTGTTTTTCCTTGTGGAAAGTGTGGTCCATGTTTACAAAGGCAACGTTCTGGTTGGACTTTAAGGTTGGAGGAGGAGTTAAAGGTTTCCTCCTCCGCCTATTTTGTTACTTTGACTTATTCTGATGAGTGTATTCCTCTTACTTCTTCTGGTTTCCCTACTGTTTCAAAGCGTGATTGTCAGCTGTTTCTTAAGAGGCTTCGTAAGGCTGTGTCTCTTATTGATAAGGATATTCGTATTCGTTTTTATCTTGTTGCTGAGTATGGTTCTCGTACTTTGAGGCCTCATTATCATGCTATTATTTTTAATCTTCCTGTTCTTTCTAATAATGCTGCCCAGAATATGATTATTGAATCATGGAAACAAGGTCTTGTTCATGTTGGTTCTTGTACTCCTGCTTCTATTGGTTATTGTACTAAATATTGTATAAATAGGCATTATTTACCCCCTCATGGTGGAGATAAGACTTTTACTCTCATGTCTCGTCGACCTGGTCTAGGTTCTTCCTATGTTGAAGCTAATCATGATTATCATATGGCTGATATTCGTCCTTATTCTGTTCGTCCTGGTGGTTATAAGGTTTCTTTACCTCGTTTTTTAAATGATAAGTTTTATACTGAATCTGATAAATCTTTTCTTCGTGATCAAGGTATACGTTCTACTCTTAAATCTCAGCGCGATAGTATCTCTTCGTTTTTCCGTCTTAATCCTGATTGTGATGCTCTTCATTACTATTCTTATCAGTTTACTCTCGATGAGAAGATAAATAGTTCTATAATTGATAAATCTTTAAATCTTGATAAATTATGAGTGATTTTGGTAGTGCTCTTGTAGGTGCTGCTGCTTCTTTAGGGTCTTCAGGTATAGCTGCTGCTTCAGGTAAAAAGAATGTTAAGCGTACTATTAAAGCTAATAAGGAAGCTGCTGATCTTGCTTGGTCTAGGTCTCTTCAAGCTTGGGAAATGGAGAATGCTTATAATACTCCTAAAGCTCAAATGGAGCGTTATGCTGAGGCAGGTCTTAATCCTCATCTTATTTATGGTACTGGTGGAAATTCTGGAAATGCCTCTTCTGTTGATTCTCCTCCTCATCCTACTTATAAGGATGATTCTTCTCAGGGCGCAGTGATCGGTAGAGGTATTGAGAATGCTGTAGCTTCTTTTCAGCAGATTCGTCTTCAAAATGCCCAAATAGATAATGTTCAGGCTCAAAATGATCTTATACGTGCTCAGACTGATAGAACTGAAGCAGAGGCTCTTTCTTCTCATTTTAATTATAGTCTTGATACTATTTTTAAGCGTGATGAGCGTCAAACTGGTCTTTGGCGTATGGAGAGTGATTATGTTACTGCTAATTATAACCAGGATATTAAGCGTATTGAGTCAGATGTCGTTCGTGCTACTAAGTCTTTTGTAATTGATCGTGTTAAACAGGATTTACAGAATGCTACTCGTCAAGGTCGCAACCTTGATGCTGACTATTTTTATAAACTTGAGGCTACTACTTCCATTCGTCTCGAGAATCAACTTCGGCGTTTAGGTATTAATCCTAATGATCCTACATATCTTAGAGTTCTTGGTCGTGCTCTTAATAAGAGTTTAGATACTCCTGAACTTAAGGATTTTTTGAATCGTAAATCTAATTCTATGTTTTATGGCAGGTAATGTTTTTAAGCACGTACGTGCTAATCGCCCGCGGCGTACTCCTTTTGATCTTTCACATGGTCGTAAGTTTTCTTGTAAAGGTGGAGAAATTGTTCCTATTCTTTGTCAGGAAGTTGTTCCTGGCGATACTTTTAAGGATCATATTCTTGCTCAGGTTCGTCTTGCTCCTCAGTTAACTCCAGTAATGCATGATGTTCATGTTAAGAAGTTTACCTTTTTTGTTCCTATGCGTCTTTTGTGGAATGAATGGGAGAATTTTATTACTGCAGGCCCTACTGGACAATCTGCTCCCATTAAGCCTCATTTTGTCTTAAGTGATATTTTTGGCTCTTCAGGTTCATCTAAGGTCGATGTAGGTTCTTTGGCTGATTATCTTGGTTTTAATTTCGAGTCTTCTAAACTTCCTTCTTCTTCTCAGATTAAGTTGGATGCTCTTCCTTTTCGCGCTTATACTTTGATTTATAATGAATATTTTCGCGATCAGAATTTGGAGTCTCCTATTGAATTTACTCTTCGTTCTGGTACACTTGATTATACTGATGATGGAGAAATTTTGAATTTACGTAAGTCCGCTTGGGAGAAGGATTATTTTACTTCTGCTCTTCCATGGCCTCAGCGTGGCCAGGAGGTTACTCTTCCTATTGGAGGTCGTGCTCCTGTTAATTATGAGACTGGTAATTTTGGTCAGTTGGTTCCTACTGGGACTGGTACTGTTTCTAATAATCCTCTTTATAGTGGTACTGGTTCCGATGGAACAGGTATTTTTTCTGGCGATCCTTCTACTCCCTCTTCTGTTTCCGTCAATTATGATCCTAATGGTACTCTTTATGCTGATCTTGCTGATGCTACTGCTACTTCTATAAATGATCTTCGTACATCTATTGCTCTTCAGCATTGGTATGAGCGTTCAGCTCGCGGTGGTTCTCGATATATTGAACAGATTGGCTCACACTTTGGTGTGAGGTCGTCTGATGCTCGTTTGCAGCGTCCTGAGTTTCTTGCTGGTTCTCGTACTCCTATTTATTTTTCTGAGGTACTTCAGACTTCTTCTTCTGACGGTGCTTCTCCTCAGGCTAATATGGCCGGACATGGTTATTCTTTTTCTAAAGATCATCGTTTTAAGGCTTTTTTTGAGGAGTACGGTTATTTGATGTCTTTTATGGTTATTTTACCTAAAACTGCTTATCAGCAAGGTTTACCTCGTCAGTATCAGAGATGGGATAATTTTGACCATTATTGGCCTGACTTTGACCATTTAGGCGAACAAGGTATATATAACTCTGAGATTTATTCTTCTTCTTCCGATCCTGATGGTGTTTTTGGTTATACGCCTCGTTACTCTGAGTATCGTTATATTCCCACTACTGTTCATGGTGATTTTCGTACTACTCTTAATTTTTGGCATATGGGTCGTATTTTTCAGGATGAGCCTAAGTTGAATAAGAATTTTGTTATTTCGGACCCTACGACTCGTATTTTTGCTGTTACTGATCCTGATTATGATCACTATTGGGTTCAGGTTCATCATAATCTTTTTGCTGTTCGTCCTATGTCTCGTTTTTCTACTCCTGGACTTAAAACTATTTAGTTATGAAAAATCATAATAATGAAACCACACTATCATCCTATCGTTTTCGTACTCAGTATTTTGCTCC